CGTCTATATCCCCGATTCTATCGCCGGGGTAACGGCAAAGTGTAGCATTTTAAGGGGTAGAAAGCAAGAGGGCCGAGGTGTTATCCCCGGCCCCCCTACTAGTGCCTCAGTGGTATCAGGTAGCGCCGCTGCTACCAAGCCAACCGCGCCAATCCGACCAACCGAACGCATAACGCTCGCGGGCCTTGAAGCGCAGGTTACCCGTGTCGAAGTCCGGTTCCATCTTCGTCTGAAGCGGAACGCGGTTGAACATCTTCGACCCGTTGGGCGCATCCGTCTTGATGAACCAGGCGTTGGGATCCGTGAAACGCTGGTTGATGTGGTAGCCACTCGGCAGCATGCCCATGTTGCGAAGGGCATTGATGTCGTTGTCCGTGGTACCCACGCGCCCCGGCGTCTTGAGGAGGCGTTCCGCAACGAACTGAAGCTGCGGCGGGATGTGGAGGCTGACGCCCTTCGTCCCGATGAGGATGCCACGGTCATCGCGGAAGAGGCTGATGTTGATCAGCGCGTTTTCAAGCGCCGTCTCCGACAGGTCCACCGCCACCGTGTTGCTGAAGTTGCCCGCGCCAATCGTCGGATGCGAAGCCGAGAAGAGCGGGACGTTGTCGCCACCAGTGAAGTTGGAGTTGAAGCCGTTGTTGTAGATGTTGGCGGCCTTAACCTGCTTCGTGTTCGCCATCGCGCGGGCAAGGGCCTTGGCACGGACGCGAGCGAAGGTGTCATAGAGGTTGTCCTCCATGGCCTCTTCGGTGATGGAGAAGGCCAGAGCCACCGTCTCCATCGTGTACCGCGAAGTCCAGGCTTCCTGCGCGTTGTCGTACTCGACCGCAGCACCCTCGTCCTTCGTCGGCGCAGTGCCAAATCCGGTGAAGAGGACTTCCTCTTCAAAGGCGCGTTCCGAGTTCTCGATCTCGAAAAGCGGAAGGTGCTGGTCGTCCACCGAGCCATACTCCACACCGAAGACCGCATTGAGTCCCGGCAGAAGCTGCTTGGCGATATTTGCCCTAGTAATTGCAGCCATATGGTGTCACTCCTTAGAAAGCGGAAGCCTGAGTATCGCGGTGCTGGACCCACCGGACTTCAACGATTGGGAACGCATCGTTCCACGAATTGTCCGGGGTGTCGTAGAGACCCACCAGACGAACCAGCTTGGTAGCCGTCGTTCGCGTGGACGCCTTCAGCACAGCCTGAGACTTGCCGTAGGAGGTGTTGACCGACGCAATAGCCGACAACTCAAAGTTGAGACCCATGTCCCCCAGCGTCACCGAGGCGTCAGCCTGGATGATGAAGGTGGCCATCGAGTCGTCAACGACGTAGGCGTAGATGTTGCTGTCCGCCGACGACGTGCCCGCCGGAAGATAGTTGCTCCACTGCGGACGCTTCGTAACGGGATCCACCCACTTGAAGCCCTTGGCAACGCCAATGGCGTAGTCGGCGGCAGCGGTGCAAGCCTGGATCTGGCCACCCGGAATCATCTTGACGGGGTCGCCGTCACCGATGTCCGAGGGACCAGCCGACGCCCCAACTCGATAGGTCGTCAGCGCTCCGGTATTCGGGGCACCACCACGAATTCGAACCGGCTGGAGGCCAAAAGGCCGCTTGGTAGTAGCCATGTTACACTCTCCTCACAAGCGGCCTATTGGTTAGTCTAGCGTAGGAGTACGGCCGCCCGAATACACCTTACTGCTACTTCCTCTATTCGAAACCGGCAGTGCCCTGTTGAGGTTGCGATTCTCGGCAAGCTGCCGCTGGATCGCATCCGTCAGGGACTGGGTCCTCTCGTTGATCTGGCGCGTGCGAGACTGCGAAATATCGAGAGGCAGCTTCGCCAGGGCCAGATCCCCAATCACAATGAGGTTGCCGTGGGATCCGTAATCCAAGCTGGGGGCACCTTCCCATTCGGGGGCGTCCTCTCGCTTGACGAATTCGTACCCTTCCCGCAACCGGGTCATGACATTGACGGGATCCGGCTTCCCCTCCGCAGAGATTCGGATCCAGCGAGTGCCGAACCCCTCACTCTTCAGTCGGCGCACCAGGCTTTCCGGCACATCCAACTCGTTGGGTTCTTTCCACTCACGCTTGCGAGATTCGTCCTCTCGCGTCTTGTGCATCGTCATTGTCATTTCCTTCCGCGCTTAATGTCAATATTGACATAGCCGTCTCCCGCTTGCTGAATCGCTTCAGCGTATCGGGCCGTATCCTCAAGGCTGGCCCCGAGTCGCTGGGAAGCCTTTACGGTTCCCTCATCGAGGCGGATACGTCGGGCGGGACTGCGCGATTGCCCCACCACAATAGGCTTGGGTGCCGTCTCCTGCCCCTTCAGCTTGGAAGCCATCCGGGGCATTTCGGCTACGAGGCGTTTCTCAACCTCCTCGTAGAAGTCCTGGGACATCGGGTCGAAACCCTCTTGCACCAGGTCGTCACTGATTGAAACCGCCAGTGCCGTCGCGGTCTTGTCCGCGTTTTCCCCCCTACCAAACCAGGGATTCGAATCCATCCACTGCTTGGTGACCGGGGCAATCTGCTGCTGCGGGGGCTTGGCCTGGGGCTTGGCCTCGGGCTTCTGGGCGTCGGCTTGCCGCCACGCTTCCATCGCCTTCAACTCCAGCCGCGCATCCATCATCTCGGACTGCGCCGCCATCATCCCTTCCTTGTCAGCCGCGTCGAAGGACGAGTTCCACTTAGATTCCGCCGTCTTCAGTTTTTCCTGCAACGAATTGCGGAAAACTTCATTGGCGGAAGACTGAGTGCCCTTAGCCTTCTCCATAGCCTCAGCGGCTGCCCTCTTCGCGGCCTCCGCTTCCTGACGCAACTTGGCGACTTCCGCCTCCAAGGTATGCGTCTTACCCACTAGCTGCTTGATCCGCTTCTGGGCACGCGGACCCATCTGCGAAACTTCGTCTTCCTGCTTCTCCGGGGTAGTCTCCGGAGCCTTCGGAGTCTCCGCAGAATTATATTCTACGTCAACCCACTGTTCTGGTTTCTCTTCCACAGTTGCGATCCTGCGTTACGCATTCCCAAGATACTACGAGATGAGAGGAGTTGTCAACCCCTACTCATTAATGCGGGCGGGATCCTGGATGACCGCCAGCACTTCATCATCATTGAGGAGTAGGAACTTGACTCCCCCATACGAGAACTTGGCCCCACTATACCGGGGATACAAGATGTAATCCCCGACCTTACACCAGGGCGTATCGCCCATATCGGGTCTCGTATAGGCCATCGGACCCACAACTTTCACCATACCGACACTACGAATCAGATCCATAGTCTCGATGGTGGAGTCGGGGATGATGATGCCACCCTTGGATTTGGGGGCATTGGGAATCGGCCTGACCAGGATGCGCCATCCCCGCACAACCGGAAGATCCTGGGGGTCGGGAGTCGCGGGGTCAGTCCACCAAGTTGTGTTACCGCTACTCTTCGGCGTCGGCATCTGCATCAACAATCTCCTTTAAGAGTGCCAATGCTTCCAACATACCAGCCGAATAGCCTACGTGCCACTTGTATTCATCGAAAGATGCGGCCCCAGCTTCAATAAGCCGAAGGCCCATGTCGCGACGCCGCATCTCGATCAGACGCTCAAACTCTTTCAGCACTTGCCACCCTTGGCATACTTCTTGATGGCACCACCCTTCTTGAAGGTGCCAACATCGTCGCCACGCAGGGTCGCACGCTTCGCCCTAGCCGAAAACTTATCGGCGGTAAGCTTCGAAGGATCGCCCATCTTGGCCTTGCCCATCGTCTTCTTCATCATGGTAGTCTCCTCAGTAGAAACGCGCGGGCTTCATGCCCCGCTTCGCAGCACCAGCACCACGCACAGCGCCACCCTTGGCAAACTGCGGCGGCTTCTCATGGATCTTCGGCGTCACCGTAGCGCGATCCGGATTCTTGCGGTCGCTACGCGGCGGCGTCGGAGACTTCCGAGGCTTCTCGTCCTTGGACTTCGACGTGGATTCCTGCCGGATCCGATCAATCAGTTCCTGGCCGGATCGCCTGTAATCCTTCTCGTCCTGCTCGGAGACCTGGCCACCCTCCGCGTACATACGCATCTTGCCGTCGCCCGACGCGGGACCCTTGGCCCGCATCGCGGACTTCAGGAAGCCACTCTTCTTGTCAGCCATATTGTAATCCTCTGCAACTTTGGTTGGTACGCCGACCTTCTTCGCAAACACGGGATCGTGGGCAGCACCCGCCATCATCCGCGCCTGGGAAAAACTCTTACTGGGCATTGGTCTTCCTCCCCATCGCAGCCACCGCAGCCATGGCGGTCTTGCGGACGGAATCAGCTTCCTTCTGCTTCACCTTGGCCCCCTCGATGTAGCCCTTCTGATCCTGGGCCTGTTCACGCAGATTCAACTCACGATTCCGGATCGCAAGCTGCGCGGCGTTATTCAACATCTTGTCTTCGTGTTCCTTGGCGCGCATCTGCAACTCGGCCATACCCAACTGCATCGTGGGATCCTGCTGCTGCTGCTGTTGCTGCTGCATCGCTTGCTGCATGTGCATGGTGGCCACCTGCTGCGCGGCCTGGGCCTGGGCCTGATCACCCTGGGCACCCATCGCCATCGCCGCCTCAGCATACTGCATGACCATGTGTTCGCGGATGTTGGCCTGGAGGATCGGCCCCATCGCCGCGAAGATGGGCGAGGCCCCCGCCATCGGGTCTTGCATGAATGCCATCTTGGCCATAATGTGGGCCTGATGGTCCTGACCCGGAAACGCCTTGATAGCTTTGCCCTGCGAGGCCGCCATAATATCTTCCAAAGGACTCAGCGGCGTCGGCTCCACCGGGGGCGGCAGGATCTTCTCCACCCCCTCAATCTCCATCGCCGCATACACCCGGCGGAAGATCTCCCGCATGTCGTGCATCTGCGGATTCTGGGTGGCCGTCTGCAGCAGCGTAGTAGCCCTAGTCAGCCTATGGGCATTCGACGGGGTGTTGGGGTCCGACGACGGAATGATATCGACATCCGACGCGATATCCATCCTGAAGATTTCGGGCATCGCACCCTGCACGGCATAAGGATACCGCTGCAGATAATCCTTGTCCAGCCGCCGCAGGATCTTGAATTCCTGCTTCTGGGCCGCGTGAATGCGCTTATGAGTGGCCGAGAAGAATTTGGTGCTGGCTTCCAACAG